CCAGCCGTAACAACACCACCAGCTTGATCTAGCGGAGCTACAAAGGAACGCCCTTTTTCAAAAGTATCCTTATCTTTCTTTTTCTTTTTTATCTCAAATCCAAATAAATCTGCCATAGTTTTTCCTAATAAAATAATAATGATAGGGTTATAAACACCCTATCATTATATTTATACATTACCAAATAATACTATGTCGTAGTATCAGATGTCCAATACTGATATTCTAAAGTAACAGTTGATTCCGTTACATTAGAGTCGTCATATGATAAAGCTACTTCAGCTAAATTAGATGGCCAAGCACCTTTTATATTATAAGTTTTTACTGGAGTACCTTCTTTATCAAGTTGTTCTACTATCATATCTGCCATGTAATCAGCTGTAGAATTTTTCCCGATATTACCTTCATGAGAATTAATACCATCCATCCATCTCTCAAATGCTGCTCTTACTTTAAGACCACCATCATTGATAATAGTAATACTCCATGGAGAAAATGTACGCTCCCCAGATAGTTTAATTTCACGACCTCTAAACTTAATTGGAAGTGAAGATATTTCGGATGCCGGTAAAGACGCTCCTTTACACATAAATGATGCAAATTCTGAATCACCTTGTGCGAAACCAGGAAAGTTGGGTGTTACTTTAAATAAAGAACCCCTTGCTCCCCCACCTATTAATTTTGATTTAAAGTCATCAACTCCTAAAATTGCCATTTCTATCTCCTATATTAGAATTTGCCAACGATTTCAGAAAATTCGACACCAGTACGAACAGCGACGAAATTTAATGTCATAAAGTTGATAGAACGTGCCGGTTTAATATATATGTCAGCTATAAAACGATTAGTGTCTATCACTTGCCCTGTGTTATTTGTTTCATCACATACTACTAAGAAGTCATATATACCTCTTCTACCTTTCACATCTCTTAGGAATGGTTCAACCATATTCCGGAATTGTGCTCTTGTAAACTCATCGTTAAACTCAAACAATTGGTATTTAGCAGCTGTAGCAATTGCTTTTTCTAATACTATAAACAATCTACGAACGTTGATTCTATCAAACGCCGATGGTTTCTTTTGTGCTGTCTTATCACCAAATAATACAGTTCCTTCACCAGGAAAGGTACAAATTGGATTAATCCTATTTTGGTATAATTCATCACGTTCAAATCCTTTAGGATTAAGTGCCAACTTGGATACTCCCATAAGTTGTCCTCTATTAAATCCTGCAGGTGACCACCATGGATCTGTTACATCGTCTGTATATGCACATAATCCTGCTACTGCTCCTGATGCCGCAATCCAACGATATACATCACTATATTTATCATATACATATAACGCAGTAGAATCAATAACTGCATACGAAGAAGAAGGTAGATCATTAGCCCATGTTATTAAGCTAGATACTGCCAAAGGATTATTTACAGATTTAGAGATAGGAGGAGATACAAATGATACACAATCCATTCTAGATCTTGCTAGAGCTATTAGATGTTTTGCCCATTCACCGTTTGCATTATCTTCAGATTCTGCACCACCTATAATTAAATTAACATCAATAACTTCTGGATCTGAAAATAAATTAATAGCATTTTTCATTTCTCCAAGAGTAGGTGCGTTATCATTAGTACCACCAGTTAAAGGTTTTCCTATTATTCCAGCTGTTGGACTTGCACCTGAAGTTACGATAAAAGATCTAGTTGCAGCAGTAGATTCTGCACCGACAGTTGCGGCTGTCTCACCCGCTTGTACTAATTCTGGATTATGGGCTCCAAATCTAATATATCTTGAAGATTGGTTAATACGATCTACATAGTAACTATTAGTCCCATCAGATCCTTTTGCATCAGGTGCTAATGATAAAAATTCAAAAGTTTCTAAAACAGTACCTTTAACTCCTGTCCATGCACCATCTTCATCTTCAACAACAACATGTATTTCGTCATTACTTGCACCTTTTGAATCCGCAAAATCAGAAGTACCAGGTTTTTGATCAAATAGATCTAGTAAACCGTTATCAGTTAACTTAGTAACGTTTGCAGTTAACAATGAAACTTTTAGGGAATTACCTAATTCACCAGGATATCTAGCAACCCAGTCATCAGCTGCAGATTGATAAATATAACCCTCGGCATTAGCCCCGGTTGAACTTGATTCAAAAGAAATGACAAGCGATCCAGCGGTGCCTGTTATTGGATCACCGTCCCCATCTAGTGGATCTGAAAATGTTGTACTACCTGTTACCTTATCTTTTGGTGTTATAGTCATATCTGTAGCTACAGAATTAGCCCCTAATTCATGAGGAGGTGGATTTCCGCCCCATTTATTCAGAAGTGCTATGGACGACGGTATACCAGTGTCATTGTCATCAAAAGTCACCAATAGTGTTATTTCTTGGGTGGGTTCGGATGTACTATAAGTCTCTGCAGCAAATGTCATCTCAAAAGAGGTGCCCTGATAAGGTACAAATGATGCACCTGTACCTTCGCCCCATAGCGTAGTACCTGCGGTAAAAGCTCCACCAGCTACTGGAACATTAAAATAGCTAATACTTGTTCCACCTAAAAGATTTTTTACATCATCATAATGGTCGTTATTTTTTATTAGTTTCCCAGCACCAGTACTCGAGGTGGCATTTAGATGCCCACTCTCTGCTCGTGAAACTCTAAGGGTTTTACCATACTTCAGAAATGAAGCAGCTGGCATAAAATATTTGAATGTATCGTTATCTGGTTCACCAAACCAAGATACAAGTTCTTTTTCTGATCCTACTGTAATTACTTTATCTACAGGTCCCCACTGAAATGCTCCAGCGGTCGCTCCAATTGATGTTGCAACAGCAGGGATCACATTGGTTAAATCTATTTCTTTAACCTCTACTCCGGGTGAAAGCATGAATCCCATGTTATTATCCTCAATTAATTAAATTTATATGAATGCATTATACGGTTATATACTCAATTAACATTATTTATAAAATAGACATTTTCTAGAAAAAGTCATTAAGTTCTTTTTGATCTATTATAGCCTGTTCTTCTGGAGATATAATACCATTATCTATAATACCAAAGGGTATTATATCTCTTTCAATAGCAGCTTGTTGTTCATCATATATTAATGACTTGATATTAATATCATATAATTCATTAAATACACCAAGTTGTACAAAATAACCAAACATTACTAGATTCATTACTAAATCATCATGATGAGCTGCTCCTGCTTCAAATGATGATCCCTTTGCAATGAATGTGGTTAATTCGGATATAGTCTCTGAATCATATAATGTTAATTTACCCTCTTCTATAATATCCTTTATATTAGAACAACCTATTCGCTTAACCTTATGTGTCATAGTAATACCTACATCATTTGCTTTAACGTAGGATTCAAGAAAAGTATTTTCATATTCAAGTTCATAATATAATTCATTACCTACCATAGAACCTTGATCATTAGATTCTATAACTACATAACAATTATTATATACCTTTGCATACTTATATATTACATCAGGAAATAGTAGGGGTGATATAGTATTAACTTGATATACAGCAACTTGCTCAAATACATCACCTGTTATATCCAGTATATTAAAAGTAGAATAATCTCTACCCCTACCTTGAGCAACATCAACTAACATAATATATTGATGTTTTGGTAATGTTTCTTTATATATACGAACCCCATCATCCCTTCTATGGAGTGGCTCTATTGCTCTTAACGAAAGAAGACAGTTTGCAGTAATTAGTGTATTCCCTACACCAATAAACCTATTACCAAATTCTTGTTCGAACTGAAGTTCTGAAGTATTAGCTATTGTTTCTTCTTTCCATTTCTCGTCTCTACCCGGTACATCCATCCAGTCTACACGAAATGGTTTATATGTGTTAGTGCTCTGCATAGCACCTTCCCATAGTTTGTGAAATACATTACCAAGACCGTTCGCTGTTGATGTAATAATAACTCTAGTAGATTTACCTGATGATATTACTGGATATGTTGATGTATAAAACTCACCATCATTTTCCACAAAAGCAAACTCATCTAGGAAGAGTAAAGATATAGACATACCACGAATAGAAGAACCTGATGTAGCAGCTGCAATAATACGTGAATTATTAGAGAATTCTATGGATCCCTTATTAAGTACTTTACAACCTGCTTGAAGAAAGAATGGGAGGTTCTCTAGAGCCAATGTTACACGTGCTAGCATTTCACGAGCAGTAGCCCCTTTGTTTGCCAGAATAGCAATGGTTTTATCGGGATGAAATAATGCATACCAGAGAAGATATACAACAGACGATATTGATTTTCCTGATTGGCGACAAGCTAATACTATAGAAAACCTATTATCCTCAAAATGTTGAAACATTTCCTCTTGATAAGGATAAAGATCAAAGGGTGTTAAACCTTTATCTAGATGAACAATCTTAATGTAATTCCTTGCAAAATAGGCGGCATCTTCTACACATTTAGAATACTCTTCTACTTCATCGAGTGTCCATTGTTGAGATATACCATCTTTCTTAACATTTGCATTACCGAGATAACCAAATTGACCGTTCTGTAGCTCCATCATTCTGGTATTTTAGAGTTCATTATATCAATCATTTGAAAAAAACCTGATGTACGATTCATAGATAATAACTCATCTATGTTAAGTATATCAAATTCTTTAGCATCTATAGTTCTATTTGATGAATTAAATACATCTAATAACATATAAGCATATCCTGATGCTATCATTGCATCTGACCATGCTTTAAATTTACCATCTTCAATGTCAACATATAATTTAAATTGACAATATGTTACTTGGTTTTTAGATAGTCTTTTCTCTTCTGATAAAGGATCTTCTTGTAGCTTTTTACCTAAAGATATTAAATGCATATAGATTATATTAGGCTCCATTTCTCTCATAATTTCTAAAGCATCAAATGTATCTTTATATTTTTCAATAATATTCATCATACTTTAATTAGGTTAGACTTAACTTTAATAATATAATAATAATACATAATTTAGGATATACTACTTATGTTCAATAATGTCGTTATTCTTATCAGCTAATAGTTTCTGGAGATCTGTAGCACTCCCAATAAATACATTATTATTAGTAATTTCTGCTTTAGAAGTAGGGGCTTCAGTTAATTCTAATTTAGATTTTTCTTTTTGAAGAGACATTAATGACTCAACAACCTCAGCGTTGGTTTTAATCATATTAGATAACACTTCAAAGGCTCTAGGATGTTCAGACTCACGTGCTAATTCCATCATGAGTTCTATACCCTCAGTTCCTTTGTCTGCAAGGTTATATAATGATGATCTAATATACTTATAATCAGAATCAATATCTTTATTCATATTTAATGTTCTACAAAGTAGTCAATAGTATCTATAATTTCGTATTCATCTTCTGGTGAAGCGGTAGCTGGATCAACATCAGATTTAACTTTTTCTAGGAGTATCTGTGGAGTTACAGTAGTATCTGTAATACCTATCTCAGTATGTTTAATAATACCCGAGTCTTGTATACCTTGATAAAACCTTAGTTTTGATGTAAAATCTAATGTATATACAATAGTTCTTCTATATAAGAAATCACCCTCATACTCTTCTGATAAGTTTACTGATTGGAGTGTAAACGGAACATCTGTTTTCCTATTAACATTAGAGTTTTCTATAATAGTTACAGTATAATCAGGTTGGAATAATGGTAATATCTGTTCTATTATTTGTAGTCCTTCATCCATATTCTTAGCTAATATAGATAATTGAAACCCTATATTATATGGTGCAAATGTTCTAAGAAACCTTTTCTTATAGGAATCAGTAGGGTGTGCATAAGCATCCTTAATATTTTTATTAAGTTTAGCTGTAGCATCATAATCTATAGAAGTTATCTCAAATGCCATCCTTGGAAGTTTAATAGCAATACCCGCTTCGCGAGGATTCTCTTCTTCTTCAAGTCGGGCAATAAACTTTTGTTTAGGTCCGTACGCTAAAGGTACTCTATTAGTTTCGAGTATATTACCGGCAGCATCTCTTTTTTGTATCTGTATATCATTAAATAATGTTCCAAATACAGATACAAGATTTCTTATATGCTTGTTATAAAAAGGAGTTTCAAACATATTTAAGGTTCTCCGAACGGATTAGATTCAGAAAAATCAATTATAGAATCAGCGTTTCTGTCAAAGGATATATTAGAATCTACATTAGATTCTTCAGTATTAGGGTTAGATAGAGAAGATGCATCCGAAACAATTAATGCAGACGAACTAGATTTTTCACCTACAATAGGATATGTAGAGGATACTTGAAATTCCCTACCTTTCCCGTCAGATCCGTGTGAGTTAGTAATATATATATTAGATGTAGTAGAAGTAAAAGGTACTTCTTTGGATACTTCCCCTATAACTGTAACATCTATTGTATCTGTAGCTTGTGTTACTATTTCACCTACAGTAAATAACTGGGCTATTGACTTCTCAATACCGAATACATCATAATTAGCATGAAGAGACTCAAATTGGTCTATAGCTGGAACAGATGTATTAAACTCTTCTGAAGCATACTCGAAGAGGTTACAATGTAACTGATATGTAGGTAGATTACCAAGGGCATAAAAAGGAAGTTCATGTTCTACATGAGATATCTCAAACATAGCATTAGATAGTGGCATATATATAAGATCACCCTCAAAAGGACGAATTTGATTCTCTGAAAAAAGTATCTTTT